AGGAAACGCTGGCACGAATTCTCATTGCTGAATTCAGCAAGAAGCAGCGGGGCGGGCATTTTGCCTGTCCCCGCTGTGGGAAGATGACGATGGACGCGGAAAGCGTCACGCACAACGCCCTCAGCCGCCGGGCAACGGTCTATGTGTGCGACACCTGCGGCACCGAGGAAGCTCTGGAGGATATGCTGGACGAGCGGATGCCGCTGACTGCATGGGCCATCACCACCGCGCCGGAGAACTGGCGCATGGCCGAAGGAGGAGAAAAGCATGAGTGAGCCGTGGACTCCTGAAGAATTGACTGCCGCCAGCGCCGCGATGAAAGCCGCAGGCCACATGAGCTATGAGGAGCTCTGCGCCGCGCCGAGGCTTCGGCTGGAGTACCGTGGCCGCGACAGCTGGGATCGCCCTGTCTACGAGTGCGACGGTCGGCTCTATGTCGATGTCGACCCACGCCGGAGCAGACCGGCCGATATCTGCACGAAGCAGGGCAACGCCTTTGATGGAGAGCCTTGCGACCCCATCCCCGAGGGAACGATCATTGAGTTCGTTCCCGAGCGAGATACATGGCCTTTCTGAAAAGCCAGACGCACACCAGCGAAGAAAGCGCCCTCTCGCCGCCGTAGGCGAGTTGCAACACGCCCTTTGCGCCGCAGGAGTGTAGACGCCCACCAAGAACAGAAAAAGCGCCACAGCGCCGCGAAAATGCGAAAGCGCCAGAAAACAGAAAAAGCCCCCTCGACAGGACGTAAAATCCTGCGAGGGGGCTTTCATTATGCGGGGCGGTGTTTAGATGGCGGGGCTATCAATGCTGCCGTCGTCCTCCGTATCGGTCTGAAAGTTCTTTGCCTTGGCCGCTTCAAAGGTGATCCCGCCGCGCTTGTGGTCGGATTTCGCAAGGGACAGATAGCCGTTCGCTCCGGCGATGATGATGGCCTCGCCGACGCCGGTGGCCGCAGTCAGCCACGCAGCGGCGGCGGTGTAGCCGCTCTTGATGCACAGGTACATGAGGAACAGGCATTCCTGAACGATCAGCAGACCGGCCAGCATTGCCAACAGGCACACGACCTTGCTCCACTCGACCTTGCGCTTCTTCGCGGCTCTGCGCTTGCGCTTTGCCATCAGTTCAGCCCGAATTTCTGGGCGAAGCGGTAAAGCACCGTTGCAAACTGCTCACGGGTCAGGAAATCCTGCCACATGAAATTGGCTTCACCGTTCGGAAGCGTGTTGCCGCCGACCAACAGGCCACTCTCGGTGACGAACTTCCGGCCATCCGCGCTGAAATTGCCGCAGTCATTATCCTGAAGCTCGGCACGGTAGGCGGCCATAGCGACCTTGAACATTTCGTTGAACTTATCCTGTGTCATCTCGGGCATACTTTCTTCCTCCTTGACGAGATCCCAATTTGGCCGGCCGTAACCGGCGATGTACTTTGCGTTGCGAGGGTAGCTCTTGTCGCGGACACAGCCGCCGTTCGGAACGACGCCTGCAGCGCTGGAAGTGTTACCCTCGATCGTGTAGACCCTGTCGGCGGTCACCTTCTCCACGATGCCGGTATGATACGAGGTATCGCCGCCATCGTTGGTGAAAAATATCTGATCGCCGCGCTGCGGGGTCTTGAAAAATGCTCCGGCGTTTTTGTAATAACGCATGGAGTAGGTGCAACCTGCACCGAGGCCCTTCTCCGGCTGGTAGGTCATAGCCATGCCAATCGAAAGGCCCAGTGTGTAGATGTAGCAGTAGTCCGCGAAGCAGTCGCACCAGGCATAGCCGTTCTTGGCACCGTTGTAGACTACGCCGAGGCCATCCAGGAAAGCGGCAAACTTGTTCCAGTTGTTGCTCCCGGGATTTGCCGTCTTATCCTCCAGCTGCGAGTTGGTGGCCTTTTCGATGTAGCCAATTTCGCTGCGGGCGGTGGCAAGAACACGGTCAATAGCGTTCATAGGTCATTCCTCCTTGGGGGCGGCAGGGGTTTCCTCGCTCTCACCGGCAGGCAGCGCAGCGGGCGCAGCCTCCGCCCCAGGTGTCGCGGTGGAGAGCATATCTTTCAGCTTTTTCAGCACATCGACGGCATAAGCAGTAAAGGCCGCGAGCATCGCCAGCGATACCGCCGTCATCAGGTTCACGGTCTGCCCGTCGACCTCTACCACCATCAGATCGGGGTTGAGATATCCGGCAAAGTAGACCGCGATCAGCGCCACAGCCACGACCGCGCTCTTAATGCAGCCGTTGCGGAACTTCGCCTTGTCCCAGTCTCCGGCAATGATGGCGTTGATGGAGCCAAGGGCGATGTTGGCGGCGATAAGCAGCACAAGGCCAGCAGCCAGGCGAATAATCGTCATATCCAGAACATGCATAAGTTTTCCTCCTTACTTTTTCAGCGGCAATTCATCCACAGCGGCCACAACTAAATCGGCATCGCCATTCCCGCCGAGACCGCTGTGGTAGCAGTTGTGCATAGCGTGAAACCGGCGGCGGTCATCATAGGAGATTTCCCCCGCTTTGATATATCCGCGCCCGAGATACAGGACCCGGTCAAGCAGGATCAGCCGCAGAGCTTCGGCCTGTGCCGTGTCGCTGGTCTTCAGGGCCTTTAGTTGGCCCTGGAGGTCTGCCAGCGTCTTCGACAGTTCGTCCGTCTTATCAGCTTTCGCCTCCGCACGATCCTCCTTGACAGCTTTGCGGTTTGCCTTGAACTTCCACCGCTCATTGATGCCGTTTATCACGGCGGCGCCTGCTGCTCCGCCGGCAACAGCCAGCAGAACAGAAAGCAAGATTTCACCAAAGTTCATGCTTATACCTCTCTTTGCAATGTGTAGCTTGGACTCTCTCGGCCGTTCACAATTTGGGAAGCACACATGGCGAGAGGTGCCAAATAAAACAGTACGGGATCAGCAGCCCGCTCCGACGCTTTTACGCATTGTTGATCGCCCCCTTTGCATTGGCACGAAAAAAAGCAACCGCCGAAGCGGTTGCTTTGTCGTATTATCAGCTCACCAATTCCCAGTTTGCGGGATAGGCGCTGGGGGAATATGCGTTGTTATCGCATTTGCTGCGATACACAGCTGCAGGATCTTCAGCATCAGGGTCTGTGCAGCACTCGTCCTTGGCGTAAAGCCCGCTTGTTCCGAAAGGTGCAACATAAGGCTTTGCTTTCACCGGGTTCTTGGTATGCGCAAGCCCCCAAAGCGCTCGGAGCGTCGAAGGGCGGCCGTCATAGTTCGCCGCATTGTACGGCTGGATCAATGTCCAGACCTGCCCTTCGTCCGTAACCGGCGCGCCTGCCGGCCAGCTGGAATAATCCTTTTCCGGATTGAAAGCGGGGATTTTCTCTTCCTCGGCAATGATGGCCGTGCCGTCCATGCCGGCCGACCGGCTCCGGAGGCTCAGGGCATCAGTCTTTCCCTGCGCCCGCATCATCGTCAATATCAAGTCCTGACTATTCACGCCTCGTTCACCCCCTCGTTATACGCTGCGGCCATCCGATCCCATACTGCCTGCACGTCATCCTTGCTGGCAGATGTTTCTTCCAGCGTAGTAACGCGCGACTCCAAATCCCCTTGCTCAGCCGGCGTTTCAGCCGCTTTTGCCTGGGCGAGCAGAGTATCAAAGTTCGCAAGAACATCCTCCGAAAGACTGCCGGTGTCCGCCAGCTCCAAATGATATTCGTCATACTCCCAGCCGGTAATGGTGAGACCGTCGCGTGTTTCGGAAAATTCCTGCGCGTTCTCGTAAAAGCGGACGAGGAAGAAGCCAGGCTTCTTAGGCTGCTCCTCCAGCGTAAAGGCGTTGCTGGGTGCATTGTCGCCTCTTACTCTCATTTCGCACGACCTCCTTCAGATTTCGCACCCCAATAGGGTCGATGTATTTTTCTCGGATTTTTTGGCTGTTGCAATGCTTCAGCTGCCCCGCGCGGCTCAGTAGCCCGGAGGCCTGAGCGAACGTGATGGGCTTCCCGGCATCGAGCCGCTTTTTGACGCGGCGGCATTGCCGGGTGAAGCGCAGAAAATTCCGCTTGCGCAGAATGATATGAGTGCGTGAGAAGCGGTAGCCGACCGCGCTCACCATGCGCTTCGCCGTGGGGTAGATCTGCCAGTTCGCTTTCATAGACAGACCGAGCTGCCGCTGCATAAACGCGGCAATCATCTTTCGCGCCTTATGCAGTTGCTTCTTGTTCGGCCCCAGCAGGGTGATATTGTCCATGTAGCGGGTCATGTACTTCACACCCGGCAGCGTCATGATGTACCTGTCCAGCGGCTCCAAATAGAAGTTCGCCAGCCATTGGCAGATGTAATAGCCAATGGCCAGCCCGCCGCCGCAGGACTCAATGATGGAGTAGACCGCCCGCAGGAAACGCTTGTCCTTGATCTTCCGGGCCAGCGCCCAAATCAGGTGCCTGCCGGAGATGCTGGGATAATACTGCGCGACATCCAGCTCTGCGGCATATTTCGTTCCCTTGGGGTCGTTGCGAAGTGCGCTGCTGATTTTCTTGTGGACTCGCTTCCCGCCGCGCCCGGGAATGGATGCGCAGGACCACGGGTGCATTCCACGCATGAGCACCGGCTTCATGACCGTTACCATCATCCATTGGATCACGCCGTCCGGCCAAAACGGGACCATCTTGATTTTGCGGAACTTCTCGCTGCTCTCATCGTAGATTTCGCGCACCCGTGGCTCCGACGGAACAAAGCTCTCTGTTGCAACGATCTCATAGGTCTTTTCGACGTACCCGTCCAGATCCGCCAATATGCGGGCAATATCCTTCCGGCTTTGGCGTCCTTTGGCTGCTTCCAGAATAACAGCACGAATGAAGTCCCGGTCAACCATCTTGTCATAGAGATAGCCAACCCTTTTAGGCATAGGATTTTCCTCCGTCCTTGTTTGCCTGCGAGATCGTTCGAGCCATGGCCTACTAAACCCCGTCCTATGCGGCAATATTTTCACCAAGCGGTGAGGAAAAGCCTGCGCCAATCAGAGAAAAAACAAGTAGTCGCGCGCCGACGTTGGAGTTCGAGTTCGACGAGGTGTTGTTCGCGTTGAAATTGAACAGGCCGACATTCCCAGTAGTGTTACTGTAGTTGCCGCCCACATTGAGCACACGCCAGCCTGAGTTGTAGTTGGCGTAGAGATCAAGCCCCCGGCGCATGGCGCAGACAGTCCCGGTGACTATTATACCGTCGGCTTGCCGCGCATACGAAAAAACGGGAGAAAATAACAAAATACGTTATTTTCAAAAATCGTGTCGACGGGGCTTCGCCCCGTACCCCATTCAGCTTTTGGCTTGCGCTTTTACCGTCAGCTGGTGCAGACGGGAAAGCCCCGGGGGCTGCGGCCCCCGGTCCCCCATTAGGGGTGGAAAAGGAGTCGCGCGCCGACGTCGGAGTTCGAGTTCGACGAGGCGTCGTCCGCGTTGAAACCGAACAGGCCGACAGCCCCAGTAGTGCTACTGTAGTTGCC